TGTTCTAATCACTTTGGTACTTATAAAAAACATGGAGATTGGGTAGTACCAGTGTACCCTTCCAATTTAAGCATCGTTGGATCTATTCCTACTCCTTATATTTTTGACGATCGTTGCGATATCAGAGATGTTGCAAAAGCTATCGAAGAAGTTTATAACTTAGGACCAGAAGAAAGACAAAAAAGAGGCCTTAACGGTAGAAAGTGGGTACAATCAGAAGAATCAATGATGAGTGCAAGTAAAATGTCAGAGAACGTTATAAATTGTATAGAAGAAACATTCAGCAAATTCAAACCAAGAAAGTCTTTTGAATTAATTAAGATACAGAAATTACCAAGAAAAAAAATAACACACAAACTAATATATTAATATGAAGCAATATTGTGTAGTAAGCTGTCCAATAGATACTTACTCAGGTTACGGAGCAAGAGCTAGAGATTTTGTAAAAGCGTTGTACGAATCAAAAAAAGAAGAGTACGATATTGAAATCATATCTCAAAGATGGGGAGTTACTCCATGGGGATATATAAAAGATCATGAACAGGAATGGGGATTTTTAGAACCTATGATCATGAAACAACAGATGACCAAACAGCCTGATGTATGGATTCAAATTACTGTACCTAACGAATTCCAACCAGTAGGTAAATTCAATATAGGAGTTACTGCTGGTATAGAAACTACATTGTGTCATGCAACTTGGATAGACGGAATTAATAGAATGAATTTAACGTTAACTTCCTCAGAACATGCTAAAAATGTTTTCAAACAATCTACTTTTGAAGAAAAAAATGGTCAAGGTCAAGTAATTAGACAGGTTAAATTAGAAAGACCAGTAGAGGTGTTATTCGAAGGAGTAGACTTAAACAAATACTTCTATATCGCTGATGAAGATTTAGACGGCACAGATTTAGTGCAATCGTTAGATGAGATCGAAGAGGATTTTTGTTATTTATTCGTTGGTCACTGGTTACAAGGAGATTTAGGAGAAGACAGAAAAAATGTCGGATTAATGATTAAGACTTTCTTAGAAACATTTAGAGATAAGAAGAGTCAACCTGCATTAGTTTTAAAAACATCTGGAGCTGGATCTTCAATTATGGATAGAGACGAGATGCTTAAGAAGATTGATGCCATAAGAAATACAGTAACAGGAAAATTACCGAACATTTATCTATTACATGGAGAGATGGATGATAAAGACATCAATAACTTGTATAATCACGGTAAAATAAAAGCCATGATTAGTTTAACTAAAGGCGAAGGTTTTGGTAGACCACTATTAGAATTTACTTTGTCTAAAAAACCATTGATAGTAACCGCTTGGTCAGGTCACATTGACTACTTATTTATGGAAAATACTTGCATGGTAGGAGGAACACTAAGAGGAGTTCATCCATCAGCGCAAGTAAAAGATATGATATTGGCTGAATCCGCATGGTTTAGTCCAGACGTAAAGCAAGCTGAGTTTTATTTAAAGGATATTTTTGAAAAGTATTCTAAGTATGAAGAGCGAGCAAAGAAACAAGCACATCAATCTAAAACTAAATTTAGCTTTGATGAAATGAAAAAAGCTTTAGAAGCGATATTGAATAAAATTCCTAAAAGTGTGGGATTAACATTACCTAAACTAAAGAAAATAGAAGTTAAAAATGACAAGTAAAGAATTTATAATCTGGTTAAGAGGATTCACTCAAGGCGTTCATGAATTTAATGTGACTCCTAAACAATGGGACTTGCTAAAAGAAAAATTAGCCGAAGTAAATGATGAATCGCGTAACACAATAGCGTACTATTCTAAAGATGGTAGACCTACTTGGTACACAACTACTAATTCAACTAACGATAAAGAATTATTAAATGACTGATCAATTAACAACATGCCCTAAATGTAAAGCGGAAGACGCATGCTATGTAACTCCAATTAATGAGTTTCATAATGCATATGCTTGCTTTAATTGTGGTTTTACAACTAGCGATTTAATGAGAGAAGGTGAATTTGATTTTGAACAATATGAAGAAGAGATGCCTGAACTTTATAAAGATTTAAAGTACACTGACGAAGACGCTCGTGTATGGTATCCTCAAGTAATTAACATAGAAGACAAAGGAACTGTATTCGCTAATGGAGGTTCTAAAGAAGATTGGCAATGGGCAGGAATTAAAACTATAGAATTAACAGAAGAAGAGAAAGAGCTTCCTAAATTTAAAGGAAAGACTCACAAATCCGATTCAGCTAGCTTACAAGGATTTGAAACAGATTTCTTTGGGGCATGTGATTATATAGGATTATTTGATATAAAATAAAGAATATGAAAATAAGTTACGCGATTACTGCACATAACGAGGCAGAAGAATTAAATAGGTTATTAAAACAACTTACTGAAGGTAAAGATTCTGGAGACGAAATATTGATCCAATTAGACGATAAGGCAACAGACAAAGTAAAATTCGTAGTAGACTCTTATCCAGTAAGATCTATTACATTTCCTCTTAATAACGATTTTGCCTCATTTAAAAATAATCTAAAGCTTAATTGCACTGGAGACTACATCTTTTTTATAGATGCAGACGAATATCTATCTGAACATTTATTAAAATTACTTAAGCAAGTATTAGAATCTAATTCTCAAGTAGATTGTTATGGAGTTCCAAGAGTTAACACAGTTAAAGGTTTAACAGAAGAGCACATAGCTAAATGGGGATGGGTAGTTAAAGACAATAAAATAAATTGGCCTGACTATCAAACAAGAATCTGTAAGAACGTTCCTCACATAAAATGGGTTGGCAAAGTACACGAAAGATTGGAAGGTTGGCAAGTATCTTCAGTATTTCCAGCGGACTTTGAAGATTGGGCTTTGTACCATCCTAAAACAATAGAAAGACAAGAACAGCAAAACAATTATTACAACACGTTATGAGCAAAGTAGCATTAATTACTGGTATTAACGGTCAAGACGGATCATACTTAGCAGAACTATTATTAAAAAAGGGATACGAAGTGCACGGTATTCTAAAAAGAAACTCTGTAGCAGAAAATCAAACCTCAAGAATTAAAGTCTACGATGAGATCAAAGATAATTTGACTTACGCAGATATGACTGACTTAGCATCTTTAAACAGAGTGGTAGGCAAAGTACAACCAGACGAGATATACAATTTGGCTGCTCAATCACATGTAAGAATTTCTTTTGACCAACCTATATACACTGCAAATACAGTGGGTATAGGAACTTTAAATTTATTAGAAGCTGCTTTAGCCACATGTAAGCACGCAAAAATATATCAAGCCTCTTCATCAGAAATGTTTGGAAATTCTATAGATAAAGATAGATTTCAAAGAGAGTCAACACCAATGAATCCAGTATCTCCTTATGGTTGCGCTAAAGTATTTGGATATAATATTACTAGAAACTATAGAAACTCTTACGGCCTATTTGTATCTAACGGAATTCTATTTAATCATGAATCTCCTAGAAGAGGCACAAATTTCGTAACTAATAAAGTAGTTAAAGAAGCAGTTAAAATTTATTATGGTCAATCAACAGAATTAAGACTGGGCAATTTAGATGCTACTAGAGATTGGGGACATGCTAAAGATTATGTAGAAGCTATGTGGAGAATATTGCAATTGGAAGAACCAGACGATTTTGTTTGCGCTACTGGAGTTTCGCATTCTGTTAAAGAATTATGTGAGTATGTGTTTAATAAATTAGATTTAAACTATGAAGACTATGTGAAGTTAGATATGAAGTTTTTAAGACCTGAAGAATTAACAGATTTAAAAGGAGATCCTAACAAATTAATGAAAGCTACAGGTTGGAAACCTACATATACATTTGAAACAATGCTCGATGAAATGATTGAGTATTGGAAACATGAACTAAATAAAGTATTCTAATGACAAAGATAATTACCGGAGGAACGGGATTAATTGGATCTGCTTTCAGTGACGGAGTTAAATTAAGTTCTAAAAGAGATTTAAGAGACTACGATAAAGCTAAATTTGCAATAGCGATGTATAAACCTGATATAGTGGTGCATTGCGCAGCTAAAGTAGGTGGAGTTGGAGCTAATATGGAATTTCCAGCAGATTTTTTTATGGACAATATTAGAATGAATACTAACGTCATTCAAGCTTGTCACGAGTTAAAAATACCAAAGTTAGTTTCTTTTTTATCTACGTGTGTATTTCCTGATAAAGTGGAATATCCATTGGACGAAAGTAAAATAGAATTAGGTCCTCCTCATCCATCTAACTTTGCTTACGCTTACGCTAAGAGAATGGCTGATGTACAGATTAGAGCTTTTAATAAACAATATGGCACAAAGTATTTCTCAGTAATTCCATGTAATGTTTATGGTCCTAACGATAACTATAGCTTAGAAGTTGGTCATGTTATTCCAATGTTAATTCACAAGTGCTATCTCGCTAAGAAAAATAGAAAGACATTTGAAGTATGGGGTGATGGTACTCCACTTAGAGAATTCGTTTATTCAAAAGACGTAGCCAATATAGTTGATTTACTTATCCAGAAATACGAGGGGACTGATCCTGTGATCATATCCAACCCAACTGAGTATTCTATTAAGCAAGTAGTTGATCTGATTGTAGAGTACATGGGCTTCAAGGGGAAAGTAAAGTGGTTGACAAACAAACCAAACGGACAACACAGAAAACCATCGTCTAACGCCAAACTTTTAAGCATCATTGGAGACTACAAATTTACCACTTTAGAGAAAGGTTTAAAAGAATCAATAGAATGGTTTATATTAAACTATCCAAACGTTAGAAAGTAATGACAAGAGAATTAGTTATAGCCGCGTACGACAAATATCTAGATTGGTTAGATAGGCTAAATCCAGAAATTAAACAAACTGTATATAGAAAAGGAGACGGACCTACTGAAAGAGATAACGAAATTAGAATAGAGCCTAACAAAGGAAGGTGTGTACATTCTTTCTTTAATCACATATACACAAACTACGATAACTTATCTGATATTACATTCTTTGTGCAAGATTGGCCCTTCGATCATTGGGAAGACGTAGTAGAAGTTGTTAATAATAGCACTGAAGAATCAAGATGCCAATTAAAAATAGGAGGTTATTATGGATTTCATTTCAATACGATAACAGTTCCTTCTCCATTAGGCGGTACAATGTGGGCATTAAGTCCATCTAAACAACATGGAGAAGGAAGAGTATTAGTGTGTCAAAGTAATGGTGCTCCACAAGACAGCAATCCAGATATCGATGTAGACAGATATTGGAATAGATTTTTTAACCAAGCTCCTCCATCAGAATATGAATTCATGCCAGGCGGACATTTCGGAATTACCAAAGAACACGCACAATTAAGATCTAAAGAGTTTTATAAACATGTAGCAGATTTCTTATTTGAAGAACCAGTTGCTCCATGGATTATAGAAAGATTAGAATGTTATATATTCAACCCAAACATAAAATGATTAAATTAGAAAACATACAAGAATTAGTTGGTAACCACGTAGCGCCTTACATTTACAATGCAAAAAACTTTACGCCGGGTATTACACCAATTTATTACAGTGGTCCTTATTGGGATAACAAAGAAACAGAAGCCGCCATAGAAAGCTTCTTAAATGGTAAGTGGATTACTACTGGTGAAAAGGTTTACAAATTTGAGAACAGATTTAGTAAGCGATTTAATGTTAAGCATTCTCACATGGTAAATTCAGGCAGTTCTGCAAATCTAATTCTTATTGCTGCGTTGAAAAGAAGATTTAATTGGGCAGACGATGATGAAATTCTTGTATCTCCAGTTGGATTTGCTACGACAGTATCTGTATTATACCAACACAGATTAAAACCAGTGTTTGTAGACATTGAATGGAATACACTCAACTTCGATCTAAAAAAATTAGAAGAGAAGATCACGGATAAAACAAAAGGCATTTTCATATCTCCAGTATTGGGTAATCCTCCAGATATGGATAAACTCGTAGAACTTGCAGAGAAATACAATTTAAAACTAATAGGAGATAACTGCGATAGCTTAGGATCAAAATGGAATGGTAAGTACTTAAGCGAGTACTACGTAGCATTCTCAAATTCATTCTATCCAGCGCATCACATATCAACTGGAGAAGGCGGTATGGTATGTACTAACGATGATGAATTAAAGAAACTATTCGTTAGTCTTAGTTGGTGGGGTAGAGACTGCTATTGCATTGGATCTGCTAACTTATTGCCTTGCGGTACATGTGGAAATAGATTCGATAAGTGGTTAGAGAATTATGATGGCGTTATAGATCACAAGTATGTATTTAGCGAAATGGGTTATAACTTAAAACCATTAGATTTACAAGGCGCAATTGGCTTAGAACAATTAGAAAAGTTGCCTATTATGGAAGCTAAGCGTAGAGTTGCACAAGCTAGATTAGAAAAGATCTTTACAGATAATATACCAAACTTAAGAGCTCCATCTAAACTAGAGCAAGCTGATCCTTGTTGGTTCGGCACTCCATTTATATGCGAAGAAGATGGATTGAAACATAGATTAGTGGCGTTCTTAGAAGCTAATAAAATACAAACAAGAAACTATTTTGCAGGTAATATTTTAATGCATCCAGGATATGCATTCTTAGACGATTATAAGAATTATCCAGAAGCAAATAAAGTATTAGACAAAGTATTCTTTATCGGAGCCGCGCCTCATTACACTGAACAAGTGTTTGAATATATTGAAGAAGTAGTAAAAAAGTTTAAATAATGATATCAGTATTCGGAGCGACAGGATTCATAGGATCTAAGTTCTATAACAAATATAAAGAAGAGTGCGTTATTATACCAAGAGAAGAAGTAGTACCACAATCCAATAAGGTGTTGTATCTGATCAGCACGGTAGACAATTATAACGTATTAGAAAATTCGTTCATTGATATAGAGACCAATCTTATTCATCTAATGAAAGTGTTGGATAATTGTAAAGGAAAAGACATTCATTTTACTTTTGTAAGTTCTTGGTTTGTTTACGGAGATACACATCTACCAGCCAGAGAATCTTCTCCTTGTAAACCTAAAGGATTTTATTCTATAACTAAATTGGCTGCAGAGCAATTGATAGAATCTTATTGCAAAACTTTCAATATCAGATACAACATAGTAAGACTTGGAAATGTAATAGGCAAAGGAGATGGTAAAGCTTCAAAGAAAAAGAATGCATTACAGTTTCTTATTGACGAGATGAAAGCAGATAGAGACATTAACTTATATAATAACGGAGAATTCTATAGAGACTTCGTACATGTAGATGATGTGATAGATGGTCTTAAATTTGTTATTGATAAAGGCGAGACTAATGAAATATACAATTTAGGATCTGCAAGAAAGCCGACGCTATTTAAAGACATTATAGCTTTCGCTCATCATGAAATTGGATCTCATAGCAAAATAGGCAATATGGAACCATCAGACTTTCATAAGATAGTACAAGTTGAATCAATGTATTTAGATTCTAGTAAATTAGGTGCATTAGGATTTTTTCCTTCAAAAGGAGTTTACGAAGCCATTAAAGAATTAATATGATAACGTATAATAAAATAGGACACTTTGGAAGATTAGGCAATCAGATGTTTCAATTTGCATCGACTGTTGGTATAGCTAGAAAAGCCAATCAATTATTTGCATTTCCAAAAGAAAATACAGAAGTACCCAGCGTTGAAGACTTTAAAGACGGAGTTAGACGAGAAGTTTATTTCGATCTACCAAAATACTTTCCAAATGTAGAAAGAACCTTGAGACCTTTAGAAGAGATACAAACATATCACGTAGCTCAAGAACCTTACTTCCATTTTTGTCCCGATTTATTTAATGTACCAGATCAAACTAATTTAATGGGATACTTTCAAACGGAAAAGTATTTCGAACATTGTTCAGATTTAATATTAGGATATTTTCAATTTGATAAAGAGATTAAGAAACAAGCAGAAAATAATTTTCCACATTTTCCCAGTAAAATAGAATATGTATCGATACATTTAAGAAGAGGAGATTATGCGGGACTTCAACAATTCCATCCAGTAATGGATGCAGATTATTACTTTGATGCTATGACTCAATTTATGGATGGAGATTATTGTTTTTTAATATTCTCCGACGATATAAAATATGCAAAAGAATTATTTGGAGAGCAGGAGAATATCGTATATGTAGAAGGGAATGATCCAGCGGTTGATATGTGTATGATGACGATGTGCGATCATAACGTAATAGCGAATAGTAGCTTTAGCTGGTGGGGAGCATGGTTAAACGATAACGTATATAAAAAAGTTGTGGCTCCAAAAAGATGGTTCGGACCTGCGTACAAGCATGTTCACAATACAAAAGATTTATACCCTGAATCATGGATAGTAAAGTAAAACCTTTCTTCAGCGTTGCTATACCTACGTGGGAAATTAATGGCAAAGGGGTAGAGTATTTAGAACACTCATTTAACATAATAGCGCAGCAGAGCTTTACAGATTACGAAGTAGTCATATCAGATCATAGCGAAGATAACGATATAGAGAGATTATGTAATTCTTGGAGTTCAATGATGAATATTAAGTACATAAAAAACTCCTATGGTCGAGGTAGAATAGCTCCTAATATCAACAATGCAATAAAACATTCTAATGGAGTATTCATTAAAATGTTATTTCAAGACGATTTTTTATACGATATAGATTCTCTTCAAATCATATTCGACAGTATAGCTGAGAATCAAGATAAGGATTGGTTTATCACCTCTTGTGTACATACTGACGATTGTATTATGATGTATGATAGAATGACTCCATACTACCATGATCGTATATATGCTGGAATTAATACTATAAGTTGTCCCACTGTATTAACAGTAAGAAATGATGATGAGCTGCCTTTATTTGATGAATCATTGAACTGGTTAGTTGATGTAGAATACTATAAAAGATTATACGACGCTTACGGAAATCCAGTCGTGGTAGACATTATATGCGCAGTGAATAGAAACTCAGAAGTTAGAGCTACCAACATTATCACTGAAAAACAAAAGCAAGAAGAAATTCAAAGAGTAATAAGAAAGTATGAAACTAAATAACGTAACCATTGCTGCTGTAGCAGGTACTAAAGCACAAGAAACTCTTAAAGCTATTAAGTATAGTATGAGAGAATTAGAGTTTGACCGTGCGATCCTAATTACTCCTGACGATATACAAGATGATCAAGTAGAGATTATTAAATGCGAACCATTAAACTATGAACAATATAACCACTTTATAGTTTATAGACTACACGAATATATTAACACAACACATTGCTTATTGGTGCAAAATGACGGGTATGTGGTGAATCCAGACAAATGGCAAGACGAGTGGATGCAATACGATTATATAGGAGCTTTATGGCCACTACCTCAAGACGACTTTTCTTTTAGAGATTCACAAGGTAACATACAAAGAATGGGAAATGGGGGCTTCACACTAAGAAGTAAAAAATTATTATGTGTGGCAAAAGATTTAGATTTAGAATGGAAATCTTACTATGGATTCTATCACGAAGATGGATTCTTTTGTTGTCATCATAGAAAAACTTACGAATCGGCAGGTTGTAGGTTTGCTCCAATAGAAGTGGCTGCTGAATTCAGTCACGAAACTATGGTAGCAGAAAATTACGGAAACATACCATTCGGCTTTCATGGAAGAAACAATTATTATTATCAAGTAACACAAAAAAGTTTATAATGAACGATCAACAAAGATTAGAACAGCTGTTTAATACTCCACGTATGGGTCATGCAGCGTTAGAGCCTCATAATAGTGTAAGAGGTTTGTATGAATTAATACAACACTATTTTAAACCAGAATTTGTAATGGCAGAGATTGGATCTTTTCAAGGAGTTTCAACTATGCTGTTTGCAATGCATGTTCAAAAAGTATATAGCATTGATTGTTATGATTATGTAGTACCTGAAAGTGGTAGAATTCCATCTCACGATCAATTATTTGTTGATGCTGAGAAATTGTTTTTAGAGCGTACAGCTGATATTAAGAATATTATTAAAGTAAGAAAGTCTAGTGTAGAAGCAGCTAAAGAATTTGAAGACAGATCTTTAGATGCCGTATATGTAGATGCTGAACACGATCCTATCAGTGTTAGATCTGATATAAATGCGTGGAGAAATAAAATTAAAGTAGGTGGTATTTTGTGTGGCCATGATTTTTATTTACCACATATCTACACAATATTATTAGAAGAAGGATTAGTTAACGAATTATACACATATCCAGACAGTTCATGGTCTGTAATAATTAAATAGTATGAAAGTATTAATAACAGGAGTCGCTGGTCTATTAGGATCAAGGCTCGCAGATTGGATTATAGATAATAAACCAGAAGTAGAAGTAGTTGGTATAGACGATTTATCAGGCGGATATTTAGAGAATGTAAACCCAAAGGTTAACTTTTGGCAGATGAATTTAGTAGACCATCCAATTGAGAATTGTTTTGAAAACCATAAATTCGATTATGTATTTCATTTCGCTGCTTATGCCGCAGAAGGTTTGAGTCCATTCATTAGACAATACAACTACGACAATAATTTAGTGGCAACAGCAAGAGTGGTAAACAATTGCATTAAATACGATGTAAAGAGATTAGTCTTCACTTCTACTTTAGCTGTATACGGTCATGGTTATGGCGGTATATTTGACGAAGCTCAAGTACCAAAACCAATAGATCCATATGGAGTTGCTAAGTACGCGTGCGAGATGGATATTCAAATAGCAGGTGAACAACACGGTTTAGATTGGTGTATCATTAGACCTCACAACGTATATGGTCGTAAGCAAAATATATGGGACAAATATCGTAACGTGCTAGGTATTTGGATGTATCAACACATGAATGCAGAACCAATGACAATCTTCGGAGATGGTACACAAACAAGAGCATTCAGTTGTATCGATGATATCGTAGAGCCATTATGGAATGCGGCCGTAGAACCAAGAGCATCTAAAGAGATTATCAATTTAGGAGGAGTTGAAGAGTGGAGTATTAACGATGCAAACAAAGTATTGAGAGATATAATCAAATACGGAGCTGAGTATCAATACAAAGAAGGAAGACACGAAGTAAAGCATTCAATTCCTACATATCAAAAATCAGAAGACATTCTTGGTTTTAAACATAAGACAACTTTACAAGAAGGTTTATACGACATGTGGTTGTGGGCTCAACGTCAACCAAATAGAGAGAGATTCGTTTGGCCTTCATATGAATTAGACAAAGGCATTTATTCATTCTGGAAAAAGTAATATGATATACACACAGTTCATGTATGGTCAAGGTTTCGGTAACCAACTTGCAGTCTACGTAACTACTAGAGCGATAGCTAAACGTAATGGGTATGAGTTCGGTTATACTGGTTTAGAAAACTTTGGCGATAGAAGATACAACGATAAAGGTGTGTATTTTATGGACATAGATTTGGGTATACAAGTACCTGAACATGAGTTCAACATGTACACAGAAAAAGAAACAAGAATAAAACTAAACCACTCAGAACATGATCGCACTCATGGTTGTGATATAAGATTAATAGATCAAGATTTATTGAATGTAGCTGACGATACTAGAATCATGGGTATCATGCAAGGTGAAGACTATTTTTGGAATTATAGACAAGAGATTAAAGATTGGTTAAAAGTAAAACCAGAATTTGATTGCACAGATTTTAGAAGCGATGATATATGCATATTGAATATTAGAGACTACGAAGCAGATCCTACACTATTCTTATCGAGAGATTATTGGGTTAGAGCAATCTATCACATGCTTAGTTTAAATCCTAATATGCAGTTCTTAATCATAACAGAGAATCCTGATATGGCAAAGAGATTGTTGCCTGAATTAGCAGACAACGTGTATCACTTTGATTTAGCAAAAGACTATTCTATCGTTAAAAATGCAAAATGGTTGATCATATCTAATTCAAGCTTTGCTTATTTCCCAGCATTTTGTAGTGATGCTCATTTGATTATAGCGCCAAAGTATTGGGCTAGACACAATGTATCTAATGGCTACTGGTCTTGTGGTTATAATATATCTCGTAAGTTTACATACATGGATAGACAAGGCCAACTACAATCTTATACAGACGTGATGAGAGAATTTGAATTATATAAAAAAGAAAGCAAGATATATGGCTAGAGTATTTGATGTGTTTACATTCTTTAATGAATTAGATCTATTAGAACTAAGATTAGAAATGCTAGATCCATACGTAGATCAATTCGTATTGATAGAATGCGTAGAGACTTTTTCAGGTAAACAAAAGCCATTATACTTTCAAGATAATAAAGAAAGGTTTTCAAAGTACTTACACAAGATATACCACCATGTAACTTATGATCCACCAAAATCATTTGAAGATTTACAGCAACGCATATTAGATCCTATTACACATAGAGACGCTAAAGAGGTTTGCATTCAAGCCTTAACCACTTCTAATGTGCCTAAAGGTGAATTACATTGGCTAAAAGAATTCTATCAAAAAGAAGTAATAAGATTTGCAATAGAAGACGCAAACGCAGAAGACAATGATTTAATATTCGTTACGGACTTAGATGAGATATGGAATCCAGAACTAGACTATACACAAATAGAAAATGACAAGATTTATAAGTTAAGACAGCTAGCATATTCAGGGCATATCAACGTTAGATCTTCAGAAGATTGGGCAGGCACATTGTTAACTAGATATAGAAATATAGATGGAGCATGTTTGAATCATCTTAGAACTCCATCTAAAACTAAGTACGAATACATAGACAATGGAGGTTGGCACTTTACATTTATGGGTGGACCAGATCAAATCAAGCTTAAGTTAGAATCTTACGGTCACCAAGAATACAATAATGATTCTGTTAAAAACAGAGTTAAAGATTTATTAGATAATAATCAAGACGTTTTAGGTAGAACTCATTTCAATTTTTGGATTGATGAATCACAATTACCTAAATATCTTTTAGATAACAGAAAAAAATACAAACAGTTTTTTAAATGATAACATTCTGCATACCAAGTAAAAACAATTTAAGATACTTAAAACCATGTATCAAGTCCATACAAGATAACTCGTACTATCCGAATGAGATCCTTGTGTACGTAGATCAAGACAATGATGGTACAGTAGAGTGGTTAGAAACACAAGAGGTTAAATTTATTAAGAACGCTAGTACAGAACCAAGAGGAATAGGTCACGCTTACGACACTATGTTTAAAGAAGCAGATAGAGAATACGTAATAGCATTTCACGCAGATATGATTCTTGGTCCTCATGCAGATAAACACATGATGGATATCAAAACAAAAGATAACATTGTTTGTGCTACACGCATAGAACCACCACTGCATCCAGCTGGAATAGAGAAGATAGTACATGATTTTGGTATGTGGCCAGAAGATTTAAAGATCGAAGAGTTTAATCGGTTCGTAGAAGAAAATAAAAGCGATAAGATAACCAAAAGTATTTTTGCTCCATGGTTAATTAGAAAAGATCAACACTTAGGACACGATCCCGTATTCAGATCTGTATTTGAAGATGCAGACTTGTTTAGAAGATTCAAATTATATGGATACGATTTAATACAATCGTGGTCTGCAATGGTATATCACTTAACTTGTAGAGGCGGACAATTTGCACACGCAGAAAAGATGGAAGACTTTCAAAAGAAAGATGAAGCGTGGCAAATAAATAACTCCATATCTATGAACGAATACATTAGAAAGTGGGGAGGATTTTTAAAGCAGACCGATACATTAGAACCAATACCTAATATTAAATACAATATTGGTTTGAAAATTTTAAATTGTTTTGATAGTAAAATTCTTGGAATAGAACCATTCTTTGATCAAATACAGTGCGAAGCCGATTATAGTAATTACGTTAAAGGTGCAAGTGCTTTGACTTCTTTTGATTTAGATTCTAAGTTTGTGCAAGAGCTAACTACAGATATGATACTAGAAGCAGACTATAAAGATATTCTTAATAATCAAGAACTTTTTAATTATATTCTACATAATCTACCTGAATTAATTACTAACGAAGTTGAAGAACCTGGAGAATACGAGTTACAAGTATTCAAATTAATTGTAAGAGAGAAAAAAGAAAGTCAACCTAAATTAAAATTATGTTAACACAAGATCAAGTTACATTAGTTATACCATCAAGTAATAATCTAAGGCACCTAAAGAATGTATATCAGAGTATAAAAACACATGCGAAACATTGCAAGATTGTTATGTTAGACGATGGATCTACGGATGGTACCACAGAATGGTTAACTAGTTTAAGCGATAATAATATCACCGCAATATACAGATCTTCAGAAAGAGTGGGTCATACTGTACTATACGATAAAGGAATTGATTTAGCACAAACAGAAGTAGTTGGTATCATGCACGCAGATATGATATTAGGACCTTACTACTTAGAAAATATGCTTAAGCACTTGCAAAAAGAAACTGTAGTGTGTGCAACAAGAGTAGAACCACCACTGCATCCAGCAGGCAAAGAGAAGATCATTAGAGATTTTGGTACTGACTTCGACAACTTAAATTTAAACGCATTTGAGGCGTACGTATTAGAGGCTCAACACGAGTACAAAGATTTAACCACTAATGGAATGTTTGCACCGTGGATTATATACAAAGAAGACTTCGTTGCGATGGGAGGTCATGACAAATTATTTGCACCTTTCCCTTATGAAGATTCAGACATATTTCAAAGATGGTTGCTACACGGATATGAACTAATCCAGTCAAGAGATGCATTCGTATACCACTTAACTTGTAGAGGACACAGATGGACTGAACAGATTGGTAAAGACGATGACTACTTTAAGAACGCTTCGGCAAAAGCAGCAAGAAACTACATTAGAAAATGGGGTAGTTGGATAGAGAACGACGAATATCAGAGACCAATACTAAAACCGAGGTACGATATAGGAATAGTTGTGGAGAATTGCGATGCGAACCTATTGTTATCATTAGAGCCCTGGTTCAATAACATATACGTAGATCAGTCCATAATTGCTGACTATATAGAATATGAGCAACCTAAGACAGACCTAATCCTTGAAGCTAGGGTGCGTCCAATAGACGAACCAAAGCAGAACGATATACTTATCTACTTTGATGCAAAAGACAACGTAGATTTAAACATTGTTCCCAATATACAGGTTATTATTAGAGAGTCGGTTGATGACGTAGGCACTTATGAATACAATGGACTGAAGATAGATGTATTGCAAATGGTAGACCACACAGACAAAATGATGGGCACATTCATCAAGAACGTATTCTAAATATTTATAAAATAAAAGAACGATGGCCCTTTCACAGCAACCTAGATACCCAGTAAGTTTAACAATAGATGGCAAAAAGATGCCATTCACTATACAATTTGATGTAAACGATAACCCAACCAAAATGGGTTTGAAGATGCAATTCATCTTGACTGATGAGCCTCAAGATCCAAGAGATAAGCAGGAGTTGGCAAATAAGATATCTGTTGCCTTACAAAAAAGATTGGGAGATGCTGGAATTACAGTAGCTTACGATGATAGGAACGCTTACAAGAATGTGATAGGCTTCACTATCCCTTTGACCTCAGTATCAGATATGATAATGAAGGCATTTAAAGGCGGAGAATAAAAGAACCATAATCGTTATGAAAAACAATAGACCTCCTCGTGCAGTCTTTGAAAACGTAGAGACACTAAAAGCACACGACATACAAAGCTCAGAGATATTAAAGACTCTGATTAAGAACGAAGTCCCTAAATCTATAGAATACGCTATAGACAATAAGAAGACTTTTGCTTCTATATTCGAAATTAACGATTCAAATTGCTACATAGAATTACACAAGAACCAATGGATTCAAGCTCTAGAAACATGTATTATATTTTTCATAGAAGAAGAGGATTACGAATCCTGTAACAAGATTACCAAACTAATAGAAAAGATAAAGAAGAAGCCGAAGAAGGTAGTCGCTAAACAAAAACTATAACAATGGCAGAAGATTTCAAAGAGATACAGATAGCTGTAGACGGAATACTAAACGTTAAGTCCTACGTTAGAAGAAAGAAGAGAACAGAGTTGGACAAAAAGAAGGAGATGTTTGTACAGATGATGAATTCGATGGAAGAGATAACGATAAGACAAGCTTTGATGTACGCAGATATGGATGTCGATATGTTTAAGTACGACGAGAAGTTTTTATCCATCATAGATCTAATGTATTACTTATATTTTGGAGAAGCTTGTTCAGATATCATAGCATTTTATCTTTACGATAGGCGAAATCCCGATGGTACATTAAACGCATTAGTAGATCAATCAGGTCAAGAAATAATATTGGAGAGCGCTTACGATTTATGGAATTTAATGGTTAGCATTAATCCAAAAATACAAGAGTAATGGAAGAGAATAAAGAAAAACCAAACTTCGCATATCAAGGTTTACAAATTACAGAAGATCAGATATGGGAAGCAATGAAGAATACTCGCAGCAATCACGAAGCAGCACGATGGATGCAGATCACTTACATTACATACAAGAAATATGCGAGTAAGTACATAGATAGAGACACGGGCAAGACGTTGTTTGAATTGCACATGAATCAATCAGCTAAAGGAATACCTAAGAATTTTCAAGGTAGTAATTTTAAACGAGACTTGGATGAAATGCTTACAGAGAAACAAGTATCAAATCCTCAGAGAGTTGCTAAGCTTAAAGATCTACTAATGAAAGATGGTAGATTAGGATATTGTTGTGCTGAGTGTGACTTTAAAGAGAGGCGCATACTTGATATGAAAGTTCCTTTGCTTATTAATTTTATAAATGGTAACAAATCTGATTGGAGAATAGAGAATTTGAGATGGTTATGTTACAACTGTAGTTTCTTATTTGCAGTAGATCCATTCAGCGATCGCATCACTCGTAATATAGAATCAAAATACATACACGACGAAGAAGTATTAGAAGAGAACAATATGAAGTTCTACGACTTAGATCCTTTTTATTTAGAACACTTACAGAGAATAGGCTACGACGATAAAGGTAACCTAAACGTAGACGATATCATAGACTACAAATAACCGTTTCCAACGCGTTATATATCAATAAAATCATAATGTGCAACTGATTGGTTTTCAGCCGGATACAACTGGTTGGTTATCAATTAGTTGCACTTTTTTGTGATATTATTAAAAAACATATACATAACTGATTGGTTATCTATCGAGAAGTTTCTAAAATAGTTAGCCTAAAATGATCCAGATAGCCAGAATTGTGTAATTTTACTTATAATCAATCAATAAAAGTTATGAATATCAGAATTTACGTTAAAAATGCACTTACAAAAGAAGTAGAAATCGATAACGTTATCAGTGTTATTAACGAAGATATCGAAATAATTCGTGCCAACCATCAGGTATTTGTAGAGGCATATCCTGACTGTCACGTTAATTTTGAGTGGGAAGCTGCTAACCCTTTACACGGTAAGAATTTTATAGCAGGTATGCCATTAAATATGGAGCGTGATCAAGAACGCGTAGCTAAAGGTGAAATGACTTGGCAAGAAGAGATGAATAAGTGGTATGGTATTAATCTAAACTAAATTATATGTTATCATTAATTGTATTCCTATCAATTGTGTATATCGGTCACACATTAAATTTAACCGACACAGACATTAAATTCACAGACATTAAAACAAAAAAATAAGTTATGATAAAGAAAACAAACAAATCATTGGACGGTACTTCATTTCATGGTAATACAATTTCTGCTACGTTAGCAGATCTAATGAATGTATTAGGTGCACCAGACTGTACAGGTGATCAAGACGATAAAGTACAAAACGAGTGGGAATTAGAATTAGAAGACGGTACAGTATTTAGCGTGTACGATTGGAAAGAGTATCGTCGTTATTCTGATACTCAAACAATCGAGTGGCATATAGGTGCTCACAATAGTATGACAGCGTATAAAGCAAGCGAAGCTTTACAAGAAGTATTAGCTGAAGGTGTTAACATTAACGAGCAAACTAAAACTAACAATATGAGTAGCAAACCAAATCTATTTCAATCTGTAAAGTCGTTTATTAATTCTAAAAACGTAGGTGAGACATTCACTACTAAAGAATTTCACGAAGCAATGAAAGGTATAGAATTCGTAACAGGTTGGAAAAAGTATAGCGGTGGTGAATTTTATCGTAGTAATACGTATCGTACATACTTAAGACATTTAGGCTTCGTATCAAATCTTGAGCGCGGATTGTGGAAAGTAATGTGTCATGTTCCAGCTTGGTTAGATAGCGGTCATGTTAATTCTTACTTAGGTTATAGATACGAAACTGAACGTATTACTTGGACATACGACGTTAAAAGCGGAGTAGAAACAAATACTCCTAATAGCGAATGGAAAATTGTACACACACCATATAAAGGTATGACTAGAGAAGAAATTATGGCTAAGATCGATGCTTACATACTTCATAATGGTATTGTTAAGATGGTTGAAGTACCAAAACAAGAAGTAGATCATTTAGCAGAATATCAAAAGCAATCTAAAGCCATGGCTAAAGATTTAGCTATGAATATTATTGGTGATGGTAAATCTCCTAACGTATGGTTCGTTACTCAGTCTGCGTACTACATGAAATACCAAGATGGTTACGGCGAATCTTTCTTATTGCAAGGCTATGATGAATCTTATAGCGTAATGCACGGACCATTCTTTACTTACAAAGATGCGTGTGCTATGTACGACGAAATAGACTTAGAACCATACGATGGAATTGGTACTGTAACTATCGAAGATCGTCAGATCGGTGTAGTTAAAGAAAAGTTTTTAGAAGAGAAAATAACTGTAGACTACAATTATAACGAAGTTGACGATTCTAAATTTTATAACAATAAATAATTTAAGCATGTTACACGAATACACTAAAGCTGAACTAAACAGCATGGAAACTATCGAGCAAGCATGGGACGGTGATGAGTTAAAGATCAAAACCGATACTCACAGAATTTGGTTAGTGCTACAAGAGAATCGACCATATAACGGTGACTACGTAGTAGAAACAAATGTTGATGGCAGATGGGAACAGGCATCATATTACTTTAATTAATAAAAAAATAAACATGACACAGTCACAATTAAATAAATTGACTTTATTAGAATTATCAAAGTTAAATAGAATGGTAGTAGATACTATCAAAGCAAAGAAGAAAGCCGATTCAAAAGAAAAGCGTAAAGCATTCAGTATCGGTGATAAGGTAGTAGTAGAACATAGAAAGACAAGCGGTAAAGTATTCATCATAAAGGATATTAGATTAACTAAAGCGACCGTACACGAAGTAGACGGATTTGGTAGATATGATGTGCCTTTGACAATGATAGGACCATACTGCTATTAATAACTAAAAACAAAAAATATGTTCATAGATAATTTAACAGGAATTGAATTCACTTTCTATACCGAAGATCAGTACGAAAGAGCACGCTTTGGTGGATACATAGAAAATTATAAGATTGCTAGAATTGAAGTAACGTACGACGATGGATCTAGAATAGATGCGCCGTACCACTCATTCGAAGAATTTCAGAAATGTATTAAACAAATGTGGGATGCCAATAATGTGGTAAGTGTATTACCGTATCAAGCTGATCACTACTACGACATACAAGAATATGCAGAATAATTTAAAAACCAATAATATGATACAAGATATAGAAAAAGAAATGCAATTAATACAAGACAGAGAAAATACAATGGCAAATCCAGAATTCCAAGCTTGGATGAAGGAACTAAATGTATCTCAATCTTACGAAGATAGATCAGCAAAAATAAATGCTTACGATCTACAAATACAATACGATACTAAACTTTATTCTAAATTAAACTTTAATATATAAGATATGAGATTAAGCAAAAACGATAAGATGTTTATTGAATTGGTGAAAAATGGTTGCAAGAAACACAAAGTATCGTGTAAGCTTAAAGACGTAAACTATTTAAAGCCTACGCCAACGATTAGATGCACAGGTTATTTTGACGACGAGAGCAGAACGTTACAAGTCGCAATGAAACAGAGAGACGCATTCGAAATATTGGTACACGAATACAGTCACCTTACTCAGTGGATAGATAAAGTACCAGTGTATACGAAAGCAAACAAATATCTTCTTGCTGTGGATGAGTGGATAGCAGGAACAGATCTGCCTGAAATAGTAATAGATACAGCTATACAAGGAATAGTAGATTTGGAATTGGACAATGAGAAGAGATCTGCTAAATTGATAAACAAGTATGGCTTAAGCATAGATAAAGAAAGCTATGTGAAAAAAGCAAATGCTTATTTGTACTTTTACCATTGGATGAGGAAGACGAGAAAATGGTGCAGTCCAAACAATCCACCTTACAGAAACAAGAATATTGTTGCTGCGATGCCAACAGCATTTAGAGGTAAGTACGATAAATTACCAAAGAGATTTGAAAAAGTATTTGAACAAGAAAATATCTAATATGAAAATAAATAGAAAACGTGTAGCGTGGTATCTACAAAATATCAGATCTAACAATCAAGATTTAACAGACGAACAGTTAATAGATAAGTTGGCGACGTGGATGGAAACCAATCCAGAATGTATAGATATACACGGAGTATCTCATGAAGGTCGATACTACTATTCTACAGTTGGTTACGGAGTATTCAGTTTATTGGGTGAAAGATACAGAATGGGTAGAGTAGAGATATTTGACAAACAAAATGAGAGTGGATATCAAATTGACGAAGGATCTTATTGCATGCCTTTCGTATCTGCTAATCAATTTGAAGACTTTATAGAGTCGATAGAAACTGATCTACCTATAAACATACATATAGGATCTCACGAGCAATGCGAACAAGCTTGCGCACTAGATTTAGGCTTTGACAATGCAGAGGCAATGAGAGATCCCGTAAATGTTAAAGCATATAGAGATAAGAAAAATGATGAGTATGCGGTAGAACAAGGCTATAAAGATTGGGCTGACTTATTGTCTAAAAGTAAATGGAATAAACCAAAAAAAGATGAAAATACAATATAACATAAAAGAAATAAAACCAAAGGTTTTTGCGGTTATAGTGCCAGACAGGTATCATAGAGCAATGCTATTCATGAGAGTGCAAGAGTTCTACGAGTGTCCTAACCCTAAATTTAGAGGCAAGTCTTTTGCAATATGGGACTATATAGAGTGGTACAGTAGAAAGCATCATGACAATTTTTCATATGCTGCAGATTGGGTAGGCTTTAACTTTCCTCTGAAGGTGGCACAAAAATGTTACAGCAAGCCGCATCTATACTATACTCCTTACGATGCGACCATGGGCAAGATATTAGATCAGATTAAAGAGACCGTTAATTTAAAGTATGGTCTTAAATCTAAAGCTTATATCATAGGAGTGGCTGATTTAACATCTACCACATTTCAACATGAATTGTGTCATGCCTATTATCACATAGATAGTAGCTATAAGAAAGAGGCAGACGCTATCACTAAAGATATAGATCCTAAAATATACAAGAGAATGTGCAAGAACTTGGAAGATATGGGATACACAGAACAGGTATTCAATGACGAGATTCAGGCATACACATGTGTAGATTCAGATTACTTTGAATTCAATTCTAAGATACCTGAAACCAAATTAGAAAAACTATCAAAAAAGTATAAAGTTATATATGAAAAATACATTAACCAAAAATAAAGATAAAGAGAAAGAAAGACTTAAGAAGTATAAAAAGGTACAGAAAGAAGTTATAGCAAGTTTAACAAAAGCAGAAAGAAAAGCATTAGGATTATGACAAAGGAAAAGAACTACGTGACAAGGGCTACAGCACAGAAAATACTGGATTGGTGCTACTTCACATATGGCAGATCCAAGATTAATGGTCCATATCCAGCTCTAGAATTTAGAAAGCCGGACTATTATACTGGAGACGATTATGGATACTATGATGAGGTAGACCAGACCATATTTGTAAACAAGGAAACTCACCACACTTTAGAGGAGTTGGTGAAGACCATTATCCACGAGTATTGGCACTACGTTAGTCACTCTATGCACGAGTATCAGATACTGGCCAAGTGGTTAACTTCTGACAAGAACCCAATGGAGAAGGATGCCATCAGAATAGAGAGGCGAGACTATAAAAAATGTCTAAGATACTTAAAAAAGCAATACAATATTGGTTAACTTCAAATATTTATGTTCAGGATATGCTAATTCACGATACACTAGATAAAATAGCGGAAGAGACACAGATCCCAACCGAGATACATGAATACTTACATGTAAATAGTAGAGAAGCATGGGTTGAAACCATGGTTTTGCTAATAGATACAGGTCAGATCAAAGCATCGGCAAGACAAATTAAAGTTTTAGCGGACAATTGGGAAGACCTTTTGTGTAGAAAGTATTCAAACTTAAATTAGAAATAAATGATTTTAGCAGTGGTAGACGTAAACAGTCTCCAATTTGGATTAATGCAGTATGGTATTCTTGGAATATTAGCATTTCTATTAGGATACTTTGCATGGCAACAGTATCTGAGACTAGTCAAAAAGAACGATGAACTTGAGGCGAAGGTTGACAAGTTACAAGAAGACATAATGAAGCTGTTAATCGAAGAGCGAGATAGATTCGACGTTCTTATCAGAGACAATACAGCAGCATTGCAAGAGTTACAGAAAATGATATATAAGTACATGGTTAAAAATAAGGAGTAATGAATTTTAAGACATCGGCATTAGCAAAAGCAGGAGACAAATTACTTAAAGCTTTAGAGTTGGCCGATTCTTTTAAAAAAAGAAAAGAAACATTACAACAAGATTACGGTACTAAAATATACCTTTTAAAAGAGGCGCTATCAGAAGAATATAAGAGATGCATAGAGAATAGTAAATCCACTGGATTATTCGCTATGAAAAGAGAGGTGGTAGAAAAGCACATACAGTTCGTAAAGTCTGTACAAAACAAAAAGAATTTAAACGAAAACGAAAAACAAATAATAGACACACTCATCTCAAAATATACATAAAACCCCATCTAAAGGTTATGAAACAGTTTTTTTTCAAAAAGAAGCAGAAAGTCTCCATCCTTCCTTGCAGCTCAGATCAAATCGGTTGCTTTTATCACATCGAACTATTTGGTAAACCGTGTCCAGGTTGCACACATACAATACCAGAGAACACAAAAGATCATAAAATTCAGCTGCCCCAGTCTTCCCCATTAGACTCAATTCCTAAGACTTAGTATATTATAGCCATATTGGGCAAAGCTGTCCAAATGAGCTCCTATTAGCCCAATGTATCCCATTGGAAACCAATCAGTTATGCATATTAAAAAAGAATATCCATAACGCGTTGGTTATCTATCGAGAATTTTTAAAATACTTGATAAATAATTTTTTTATTTCGGGGGATAGTAGTACTTTTACCCTGTTGCTGCTAAATATAGCATCATATATAAAAAAACATTAATATAAATAAAAGTTATGAATACACTACAAACCACGTTGACTGCGTTAAAGTCACAGTTAGAGTCTCAAAGAGAAGCCGCTAAGTATTACAGCGAAAATGTGTTTGACAAAGAAGTCGCATCGTTACAAAGCAAGATCTCAGACTTCTTAGAAAAGTTTTTTGGCGAAAGGTACGAAGTTACATACGACGGTAGTCAAGTGTGTATATGGACTAATAGCGATGCAGAAGATAGACGTTGGAGCGGTGACGCTATTAGAATCGACTACTATGGTTCTTACGGTGAAAAAGCTACAGCAAGATTGTCATGGTACTCTACTTCTTGTACAGTAAACGATACGAAGCATCTTAAATATCTAAAAGCTTTAGGATTGGTAGCTACGATAATGAATCAAATAGATGCTGAAATGCCTAAATGGAGCAAAGAGTATCAACAATACTCTGAAAAGTTATATGCTACATTCTTACAACCATTATCTCACACAGAATTTGCTATACGTAAGACAGAAGCTCAGATATTAGAAGAAGGTCTCGCTTCTTATAAAAAGCCTGGCTTTCAACATACAATATCGCCACGTAAAGTATGTGATAGAAAGTGGGAAATACCTCACGATGAATTAGGTGCATACACATTAGAAACGCAACCTCAGTACTTCGATCTACAAACTGGTAGAAGTAAATGGGATTATGTAAGAGTTTACGCATTCGAAGTAATTGGTGATAGTAAGAGAGGTAAGGTAGAGATGAACATATTAACTACAGCTGCAGAAGATGGATCTTTCACTCCTATAGAAGTTACTAAAGCTCGCTTCGATGACTTTATTGCAACGGTATACAACTGGGAGAACTTCGATAGCGAAAAATACAACGCTAAACAAACAGAAAAGTACAACAGTCACATGAGCAAATTTGCTGAGGTGTTAGCTTAATCATTAAAATAAAAGTTATGAAATTGTATGCAGTTATCCTCACGACAGAGGATTATATAGACACAGTAATATTTGACAACGAAAAAGAAGCCGTAGACAATTTTGATTGTATCGACTACAATGTTGTTGACGATTATGATAACACATTTGCTGTAGTAGCAGAACTCGATGGATTAGGTAAGGACTTTGGTTTCGGAGCAAGAGGTGAGTTTCATGGTGGAAATATTATCAAACAAAAATAAAATTTAATGGATTATAAAGCACATGTCTTTCAAAGTTTAGGCAATGGTAAATTGCATCCATCCAGAACTCAGTGTGGTAGGCACATACAAAGGAATAGTCGAGGCACATTTGTCACAAAGACTGCCCACTTTATTGAACTACACAAAGAAGATCCAAAAAATGTGTGCGAAAAGTGCTTAGCGTGGTTATTAAATAAAACAAAATAAAAAATAAAAGTTATGGGATTAGACATGTATTTGTACAAAAAAACATTCTTACACACAGGAGAATGGGTACGCGAAGATAAAAGATGCGAAGTAATAATCACAGAAGGTGGTAAGCCACATCCGTTCATCAATCCAAAAAAGATTGACTACATCGTAGAAGAAGTTGGATATTGGCGTAAAGCAAATCAGATCCATCAGTGGTTCGTAAAGAACGTGCAGAAAGATCAAGACGATTGTAGAGAGTACAGTGTAGACTACGAACAGTTGCGAGATCTGTTGAATGCTTGCGAAGACGTATTAGAAGATCATAGTAAAGCGGAGCAGTTATTACCAAGAAGCTCAGGCTTTTTCTTTGGTAGCACAGACTACGATGACTACTACTTCGAGCAAGTACAGAACACATACGATATCTTAATGAGTATCGTGTCAGCTGGAGATGCAGATACACAAGAGTACACATATCAATCAAGTTGGTAACATTTAAAATTAAAACAGTTATGAAAACATTCAATGATTTGAAATTCAAACCACATCCAATGGGATCTGGTATTATTAGTCGAATCAAATTCGATAACGGTTACGGTGCATCAGTAGTTAAAGGTCCACACACTTATGGTGGAGACAAAGGTCTATACGAGTTAGCAGTAACAGATTCAAACGATCAGTTAACTTACGAGACACCTGTGACCAACGATGTAGAAGGTTACTTGACAGAAGAAGACGTAACAAAATTATTAATACAAATTCAAAATTTATAATCTATGTTTGAAGAAATTGAAATCGGAGATATCTATAACGAGAACGAAGAAGAGTTAATTGAAATGATCGAAGAACTTGAGAAGGAAGTTAAGTTCTATTTGACACAAGGTAACAAGACTGCCGCTAACTTGATCAAGAAACAAATTAAGGATCTTAAAAAAGCACATTTCTAATTATGAAAACAGAAGAAACACTAACGCGAGTATTACTAGCACTTGGAGTAATAGCTTTATTAGGCATCTTATTAGGTTTACCATTACAGCTATTATGGAACTGGTTAATGCCAACCATATTCAATCTGCCTACTATAACATTTTGGCAGGCGATGGGACTTAATATCATGGCATCTATATTATTTAAAGATAACAGTATTAAAAATGACAAGTAAGAAATATTGCAAAGTATGTAACGTAGAGATCCACCCAAAAAGGGTGGCTCTTGGTTACTCAACAACATGTGTTAACCACAGCACAGCAGAGAGATTCACAGGCCACTTAGTGGTAGACGGTAAGACAGATTATTCAATACAAATAATCAAAGATCCTGAGGTAGGTAAGAAGCTCAAACAGTTGGCTCAGGCTTCCATAGGCTAGACATATTTATTAACACAAACAAGAATACATGAGCTACATAAAACCACAAGACTATTCAAAACAGATAGCAAGTCTATTATCAGAAGGCATAGATAACGTTACGGGTATGGTAACAGAACCTACCGTTGTTACAGTAAAAGAAGCAATTCAAAACCTTACCACAGAGGAAAGAGAACAATTAGAACAGTATGCTGCGTCTTTAAAGGAGATCAAAACTGAAATGAATAAGTTGATTAACAAGGGTAAAAAAGGAAAGAAGGTAGAAGAAACTGGCGGAGACATGATGAATTTGACGATGCCAACGGAAGAGTAATATAAATAAAAACAGTTATGCAAAATTTAGTTTTCGGTATCCTATACGGGATTCTCGGTCAAGTAGGATCGTTCGTACAATTACAAGCAGCACTAAAATATGGGTGGTACCCTAAATACACAGTGCCTCTACTATTAATGGCGGTTCCTTTAAGTTGGTTCTATGTCAAATCAGTGGAGTATTTTATCAGTGCATTTAACGGATCTATATGGGAAAGCAGACTACTAGGTTTTTCTATAGGCATAATCATGTTTACAGTACTCAGTGCGATCATGTTTAAAGAGCCATTCACACTCAAAACTATCATAAGTTTGCTACTCGGTTTTTGTATCGTGGCAATTCAGGTACTTTGGAGATAGATTTTATTAACATTATTAATTAGATTAATTTTAAGTTATGAAAACGGTTGTAATAGCAGATGTGCATGGTAGAGATATGTGGAAACAAATCGTAGCTCAAGAAAACGATGCTGATAGGTTTGTGTTCTTAGGAGATTACTTCGACTCTTTTGATATCAGCGGAGTGGAGCAGATGCATAATTTTAAAGAGATTGTAGAGCTTAAAGAAACAAGCAACAAAGAAGTTATCATGCTAATAGGCAACCACGATTACCATTATTTTCCTGAGATAGGTGATAGTTCCACGTCAGGTTATCAAACAAGACTCGCTCCATCTATCAAACAATTAGTTGATGAGAGTCGTCAACATTTACAAGTTGCATATAGAATGGGTCAGTTCGTATTCAGTCACGCAGGAATCAGTAGCGAATGGTTAGATGACTTCATTCCAAGTTGGACACTTAATACAATGGTAGATCAGATCAATGACACATTTAAGTATACACCAACAAATCTGTGCTACAGATCTTATAAGATAACAGATATAGACAATGGAATAGTGATAGGATCAGGAGGATTCGGCAATGAAACATATCAAGGTCCTATGTGGATCAGACCTAAAGCTTTAATGGATGCCAATAAGAAAACACTACGTAAGAAGATCATTCAAGTAGTAGGTCACACATATCAGAATGAAATAGATAAAGAAGGCAAGGCAACAGGCGGTAGATACTATTTCGTTGATGTACAAGAAACAAGTCAAGAATATATGATTATTATAGATAATCAAATATCATTTAATAAAACAAAACAATAAGTTATGCCAACAATTAGACAGCACGATGTACCTGTAGAAGCAGAAGTTACCGTAGATTTTGAAGTAGAAGTAAATGAATTCTTAGAAGATTGCGATTCTTATGAAATAGACAACGTCATAGATTGGTTAAAAGAGAAAGGACGCATAAAAGATACACATATAGATAGACAAGTCTGCGCTACTGAATTGGAATTCATAGAAGCTTTAGATAAGTTATGTACAAAATGGAATGTGTTATCTAAAGAAGAAGAGTTGTTTATAATAAACTTAGCCAAAAGGTTTTAATTTATGGCTTCAGTGGTAGAATTAGTAGATCAAATAGAGCACATGTTTTCTAAACAGCCAGACAAAAGAAAGAAGGCAGAACACAAAGAGTGGAAGGACACCATAAACAAATTAATACATGATTGTAATAAATTGTGTAAATTTAAAATGTATTTCGTAATAAAATAAAACATGGACAACATGAAGTGTTTAAAAAACAAAAAAACCGGTACTATTATTAGAGTATCCGATGTACAAGCTTACCAAATGGCAGGAAACCAGTGGTCTTACGTATCTAAAACAGAGTGGAAATCTCAAGAGAGACCTACTAAAAAAGAAACTGTCAAAGATGATAAAGAAGCTTAAGCAAATTTGGCATGAGATCATCGAGAGATGGTTTTTGCTTACGTTCTATACTGAAAGAATGGAAAGAGAGAGGCTGCAAGTATTAGCTGAACTCGTTAAAAGAAAGGACACTTTATGGAAGAATATTCCTGTAAAATCAAGAACTCTTAAAGAGATTCTTACATATAAAGAACCTAAAAAGATGAGCATCGATGAATTAGTGGAAGAGTACGAAAAAGAAAGTCCAATAATTCAAGACGCTCTATACGAAGCATTAAAAAACATTCAACAAAAAGAAAATGGCAACAACAAAAAAAACAACACAGAAGAGATCAACTAAAAAAGCTGAAGCTATTGAAGCAAACGTTATTAATATAGGTCAGACTAAAGAACCTATTTGGTATCCTATCGATTGGGAAAAGGTAAAGACCTTAGAAGATGTAAAGGTTATCTTAGAAAACATGGGTTTGGGATGCTATGATAATGCACCAGCTTATGAAGTATTAAAAAAGTATTGCTTCAGTAAGTATATTAAAATAGTTCAGTAATGACTAAAGAACAAGCCCAATTCATTAACAAGTTGTGCGAGAACAGCTCTACGACATGGACAATGTTACACATAGAGTATCAAAAGAAATTTGTTGATCCTTCTCTGTGGTACCAATCTCCTTCAGGTTACCAAAAAGATCTTCCACTACCACACGGAAACCAAATAGAAGGTAGTGAGTTATGTAAAGAGGCTGAAAAGATATTAAATAAAATATAGAAGTTATGTTGTATATTGCGATAGGATTAATTGGTACGTGGATATGGATAGCTTACGAAATTAAGAATGCTCCATATTATGACGAAGATACCAAGACATTCCACAAGAAACCAAAAAAATAAAAGTTATGAATTTAGGATATGCGTGCATCAATATGACTATGCAGAAACAGGTTAGTACGAATAGAACAATGATGAAACGCACATTCGAAGCCAAAGGGATGGATTACGTTTCTGAATTGGCACTCCTAAATTCTAAAGATATCATTAAGATACTTGAATGGAACAGACAGCACGGAATAAAACTGTTTAGATTATCTTCTAGTATAATTCCTTGGGGAAACAACATAGACATAACTCAACTAAAGGACTATAAAGAGATCAAGTCAGAACTAAAAAAAGCCGGAGACTTTGCCAAATTTTGGGACATGAGAATTACATGTCACCCTGGTCCATTCGTAGTACTTACTTCACCAAAGGACAGCGTAGTCGACAATGCAATATCTGATTTAGAAATGCACGCCAAGTTATTCGATATGATGGAGCTTTCTAAAACACCCTACAACAAGATCAACATACACTGCAACGGAGTATACGGAGATAAAGTAATAGCTATGGATAGGTTCTGTGAAAACTTTAAGAAGTTATCCAGTTCTGTACGTAAGAGATTAACAGTAGAGAACGACGATAAAGCATCTATGTATTCTGTTAAAGATCTAATGTACATTCATAAGAAGATAGGAATCCCTATTGTATTCGACTACCATCACCATCAATTTTGCACTGGAGATTTATCAGAACAGCAAGCATTAGAATTAGCCGTATCCACTTGGCCTAAAGATATAAAACCAATCGTGCACTATTCTGAATCAAAAGCACTACACGAAAACGACACTAAACAAAAACCACAAGCTCACTCAGAATTTATCAACTCACTTCCGAATACTTATGGAATAGAAGTGGATTGCATGGTTGAAGCGAAAGCAAAAGAGTTAGCAATATTACCCTTTTTATAATATGGAAAATAAGATAAACGCAAAGCAACAGAAAGAGTTACAACAGACCTTAGATAGCCTAAAGAAAACATTAGGCGATCTTGATGGTATGACTAACCTATTAGAAGATATGAAGAGCATATCCGAAAAGCTAAAGTTCTTGGACGATATAGACGAGAATTCAGATCCCGAAGAGGCGCTAAACAAGATGAAAGAAGTGTTCGAACAAGAAGACGAGCCTGCGGAGGGAGAAGGTTTAAGTTAACATATTTATCCTAGATGGCAGATAGACCAAGGATAAGAATAACCACACAGCAGAAATTCAATTTAAGAAACTCATTAGCAGATTATCAATCTAATCAAGGTGGTAATGTGCAATTTCTAGAGACTGGTATAAAAACAGTTGGAATTCCTTCAACAACACCGAGCGTTTCCATAACTCCTTCGCTATCAGTTACACCAAGTATTTCCTCTACGCCTTCCTTATCATTGACTCCTAGCGTGACTGTTACTCCGTCTATAACCATAACGCCGACTATTTCAATTACTCCATCGATAAGTGTAACGCCTAGTGTATCATTGACCTCATCAGTATCAGTGAGTCTTACTCCGAGTATATCAATTACACCGAGCATATCAGTTACGCCTTCAGTAACAGTAACGCCGAGTACCTCAGTAACACCGAGCGTAACACCGACACCAACACCTACTCCGTTTGTACCTGTTCCTTCAGATCCTACTTTGCAAATATGGTACGATGGAGCTGACGCAACACAGTTTCAACCGAGTAACCCAGCTTCTGGATCTGCTATCACGCAATGGACGGATAAATCTGCTACTGCACACAACGCTGCTCCTACAGGAGGACCTTCTACTAGACCTTTATTTGCTACTAATGTACAGAATGGAAAATCTTCTGTTTACTTTGATCAAGTAGAAGATGGCTTAGAAGCACCTATCTCTCAGTTGGCAAATTTAACAGCCTCTTCTGTTATTTGGGTTGGTAAAACATTTAGTCCAACTTCGAATCAACAAATATTACAAGCTGTAAATAAATCTGGTGCGTCATATACATCTACCAATGGATTACAATTATATGCGAGTGGATCTAATAATTTCGTAGTTGGATTCGCAGGTGCGAGCGCAGTTTCAAACGTACCTGTGGATGCAGGCTGGCACATACATACTCTGTTATTTGATGGTACACAGGTTGGAAATGACAATAAATTGAAGTACCGTGTAGACGGAGTTCAACGACAATTGACTTTTGTAGGAAATGTAAGTTCTTCTACCGCTGCTACCAACAATGCAATGTTATTTGGAACAGACGCAAATCTAAACAACGATTTCTTAGGATACATGGGTGAAGTACTCGTATACACCAAGACTTTAACAGGATCCCAATTATCTAATACAGAAGCCTACTTATTTACCAAGTGGAATACCATACCAGCTTCTCCGTCTCCGTCTCCTACACCAAGCTTTTCGGTAACGCCTTCAGTTTCAGGCTAACACCTTACTTTTTTATTTTAAAAAGTTATAATAATTTAGTATATTTGATCTATGACTAAGAGTAAGATTTTAGAACAGATCAGATACTGGAAAGAGGTATTCCAACCCGTAAACAATATGGGCAAGTGGTACGCATCAATAAGAATAGAAAAACTGACCGAGCAGTTAGAGAGACGCAATAAGAAACTAAACAAAAAGAAGAATGACAAATAGAAGAGACTTCCTTAAAAGAGGTCTATTCGCCTCGTTCGCACTCGCGCTCCCGATTAGTGCAAAACTACCCGATAATGTAGTAAATATAAAGGCAGACGAGAGAGCATTCATGGTTAACGGAGTAGAAAGAATGAGAATCTACAGTAACGGTAACGTAGGAATAGGAACCATCGCACCACCATACGAATTAAAACTAAGCATATAATGGAAGAGATAAACATTCAGGAGTGGGACAACTTACAACCCGACCCGATAAGCAATAAAACAAAAATAGAACTAGCATTGATAGATCTATACAACAGACTAGAAATGCCAGTCCCGACCAACCATCAACAGATATTGGACGAGTTAGCAGAAAAGTTATTATCGCCAGAAGACTCACTCACAGTCAAACAAGTTGACGGTTCCCTCGAGTCTTCGATAAGCGAGACCAAACTAAGAGTGCAAGCGAACAGTCCGTACAACGACGGTTGGACCCAAGAGCACTACAAAAAGGAATTGCAAGAGACCGAAAACAGGGGAATACCAAGCCCAAACTTCATGTACAATTGGATAAGACAAAAAAGCGGCAAGTAAATGAAATTGAACCTAAACGTGCCGAGCTTTAAAGCCTTGGTAAAAAAGAGCCACTTCACCAAAAGCAGAGACGACGAGAACGAGTACTACGAGGTCTACGCGTTCGGCGTGCAGTCCGTAACGGGCAAAATACTCACCTTTCACGTGATGACCGACTCGGGCATGATGAGAAGCAGAGTGCCAATAAGCGAGATCTACACCAAGACTCCAACAAAGGACGTGCCCTACAATTACAAGCAGTTGTGGGACTGCTTTAGCGAGAACGCGAGCGTAACAGAGTACGAGTTCTTGGCCAATCACAGAGCGCAGGCCACGCTAAGGGACGGCAGTCAGGTTTGGTGCACGTACATGTTTACGATAGATTGGTACGACAACCCGTACAGCAACGAGCCTTCGGACTACAAGTGCGGACACGTACTAAAGAGCGACGATGGCTATTTGGTCTGCATGCCCAACAACAGACTGTTTTGGAAGGACTCGAATTGGGTTACCAAACCTCTACCGCAGGACTTGAAGCAGTTCAAGGTCGACACGGAATTGGTTTCGGTCGAGAACCAATCGGACAGGTGGATTAGCGAGGACACGGACTCCTACTACTACGATATGGTCGAGGAGAGCAAGACGAAGCTGTTCTCAAGAATGGATATCGTAGAACAGAACGGCAACGAAGGCACTCACTACGAAGAAACGTGGATGGAGTTGGAGTACTACGAAGAGTACCAAAAAGCATTGACCACGGGCATGTTCTTCGAGTGGTTTCCTCGATTGACCGGAGAATGGAGCAAGGACAAGTACGCGTTTTGCCACGAGATGAGGGCAAAAAGGAAGAAATAGTTTTTAATATTTATACAGAAAAGATATGACAATCATAAGCAAGAACCACACAGACAGAACCTTTTACGACGTAACGGACAACAGTATCGAGTACACCGTTATAAAGTCCAGTATTAACGAAGCCGCAGTAGAATGGATGGCGGTGAAATACGGACCGTACCTAAACATCACGGACACCGAATTGGGTCAATCGTTGATCACTTACTGTCAAGCAAATCCATAAACAAGAAAGCAATAGGTTATGATAAAGAGATTGAACGGCAAAAACACCAAGCTTTTAGCAAGACTGTTGGGCACCTCGTCTCGTTACACGGACAGAGGATGGATCAACAGGTACCTATCACTACAAACGAGAATAGAGTTATGACACCAAAAGAGAAAGCAGTAGAACTGTACAATAGGTACGAACAGTTGGGTAGGGACTTCACAAGAGGAGTGTCGATGAAGCAATTCGCCAAAGAGTGCGCGCTGTTAACTGTAGACGAGATAATGAAGCCGCTACTCGAGAACCTAAGCAACGACATATCAGGAATTCATGCCATTTATTGGGAAAAAGTTAAACAAGAAATAGAAAAGTTATGACCAAGTACATCTGCTACATAAAGAGAGAGGACAGAATGGAGGAGCCCAAGACCATCACCGTAACCGAGAACGAGTTAATAGCCATAATAGAGGAAGGAAGAGCGGTACAAGGATACAGAATGGACCAGATAGAAATGATCACCACCAAGGAGGACACAGAAGACAATACCATATGCGCATACTCAGGATTACCATCACTAACAGAATACAATAAACCGTTATGAAAATATACCTAACAGAAAGCTTCCACACACAAATCATCAAAGGCACCATAGACATAGAGCCAAGTAATTACCCCGAGCTAGAAGGCAAGACAGAGGAGGAGATCGTAGACTACCTAAATCAAAACAGCCACGAAATGTATCTGACCAAGGAGGACGAGGAAATGGGCTGGAGTATATACGACGTGCTGAGCGAGCAGGAAACGGTAAGAGAGAAGGAAAAGAACTACGAGACCCACATCTACATAGAAGAATAGAGACATGATACCCACACCAAGAGAGAAAGCCCAAGCACTAATAGACTACTACTACCAATTCATAGAGCAAGACTCTGAGTGGTGCATGATACAGAACAGTAAGTTATGCGCAAGAAGACTAATACAAGAGGTACTCGCATCGACAAGCATACCAATACAAATAGAGTACTGGCTACAGGTGAATAGCGCAGTAGACGAAATCTCCTATATAGAAACGTACTATCCGCGCTAGAAAACTATATCTAATTAGATATAAAAGTATCTCCAAACGCTAAATTATATCTAAAGAGATATAAAATCCGAGAGAGCATACCAAATAGCGGGTGGTAAAAAGTGTCAATTTGTGTTAAAAAGTGTCAATCCTAGAGAGAGGTTCTACGGGCGTAACTGCCCCATGGTGTGGAACTTATAAATATCTCCCAATCTAATCCTGCCATTCCAGGTTTACGTATTTACTCCCAAACGTAATCCAATTAGCCATTCCAATACAATATGGCCATCAGAGCCAATGCAGACCGTGCTTGTAGAACCACATGGAGAAGAAAATGTTCTACGTAGAACACAACTGATTGGTTCTCAATGGGTGTTCCATGCAGAACATTGGTTTCCAACCTGTTGCAACTGATTGGTTCCCAAGGAAGAATTTTTAAAATAGTTGCTAAAATATTTTTTTGGTAAGCCAAATTGTGGTACTTTTACCCTGTTAGCCGCCCACCCTGTGATAGTACAGACCGAGGCCAACAAGTTGAAAACCAATTAGTTATGAGAAAAATGATTCAATCCAATGCCAGCGTAAGTTTCAACGCAGTAGTCTCCTATACAGATATCTTGGGAAAGAGACACAATATCGCGTGTCGCACCCGTAACCAGATCAAGCAGGCCAACGCTTTCTTATCTATGTTCAAGCGCGAAGGCACCACGGTCAAAGCTTTGGCTGCGCAGTACAACGTTAAGTGCGGTAAGTTCCAGAACGTAAGCAGGCTAATCAACGACATCGTTATGGTTGGTTTTACTAGAGAGGCTGCTAAAAGAATCGTTGCTTCTTCTCTATAATCCAAGCGGGCATTAGTTATTATTAAATTAAATAAAAGTTATATATGAAAGCAGTATTAGAAACGGTTGTAGAACAACCAACGGAGTCACACATGGAGTTTATGTATCGTAGATCTAGCGCAATGGCAGGCATGATCGGTCTATTGAGCAGTAGATTGGAGATACTGGAAATTGAATTGAGATGGGACGTAAACGACGAGCAGGCTCCAATGTATGTAAGACGCAATGCGAAGCGTATGAGAGAGGAGATACTCGAAACTTTGATCAAGTACCAACAAGAATGGGCTGAGATGCAACAGTACGAAGAGGGTGAGATTGGCATGGACATACACAAGCGCAAGATGAATGAGTACACCACGGAGTTAAATGCACTCAAGACTTTAGCTTTATAATATCGCCAGAATTTGTTATATTTACCTATATTCGTTAATCAAAAACAATCAAAATGAGCACAAACTCAAACAGACCAAGTAGCTACACTAAGTTGAGCTACATCCAGAAAGTAAGCCGTATCAACCGTAAATTACGTAACGGTGACATTACAAACGTAGCAGCCGTAACAGGTTTCTCTACGACTCACGTATCTGACGTGATTGCTGGTAAGTACTTCAACGAGAAGATCGTGAACGAAGCGTACGACACAACTCGTGGCCGTATCAGCAATGCAGTTAAGTTATCTAGCTTAATGGCATAGTAAATTACAAGAAGGGAGTTCAGCCATGTTCTCCCTTCTTTTTCTTTGTATCTAATTAGGCAGCATTGCCACCAAATATATTAAAATAAAAGTTATGACAAAATCAATCGAGACGATCTCAATGGATCGCGCAAAAGTAATGGCTCCAGCAATCTTCGCAACAGAGCCTGCAAGTTACATCAACCAGAAACTGTACACATTCACACCGACTACGGGCATCATCGATCAGATGAACAGCCAAGGTTGGCAGTTAACCCGCGTACAGCAATCCCAATCCAAATCGGACCTAAGAAAGAACTACGGTATACACATCGTAAGGTTCCAACACCCAGACATCTACATCAAGGATCAGAACGGTGGAGTGGAGGCAAGACCTGAGATCGTGGTAATTAACTCTCACGACGGTACAAAGCCACTACAGTTCGAAGCTGGTCTATTCAGATTGGTATGCGAGAACGGATTGGTGCTTAAGACCCAAGACTTCGGCGGTTTCAAAGAGAGACACACCAAGTTTACCTTAGACAGTTTAAAGGAGAAGATAGACGAGAAGATGAGCATCATGAACAACACAGTAGGTACTATATCCAGATGGGCAGGCAAAGAGATGAGCAGCTTAGAGAGAAGACAGTTCGCAACAGAGGCGTTGAAGCTAAGGATCTCAACAGACAGAACGCCCGAGGAGTACGAGATCATGGAGATCTTAAACCCAAGAAGAGACGCGGACAAGGCCAACACTCTATGGCACACGTTCAACAGAGTACAGGAGAACCTGATCAAGGGAGGCTATCAGATGAACAACAGAACAGCTAGAGCCATCACCAATCCTTTGGAGGACATGGTATTGAACCAAGGCCTGTGGCAGATCGCGGACGGCTTCGTCGCAGCTTAAGACCCAATTGGATTGCATGTAGGTCGCTAGTGAAAAATTCGAAGCGCTAGCGACCCGCAAGCGTCCCACCAACGACACGATTATCGGAGGCAGCGAACTGCTAGGGGGGCCCCTGGTCCCTTAGTCCGTCACCGAGAATTCCCCCGGTTTTCACATTGTTAAAACTATAAATACAAATATATGTCGCCATTTACGCAAGAACAGATCAATAGCTACATTGAATTAGCTGCTTTAAAAACAGCTACAGAATTGGCATTAGAGGACGGGGAAGATTTTAATCCTGCCGATATTGGAAATTACGACGACATATACGACAGAGGACTTTTGGACGCTCAAATTGAGAACGCTAGATTCATTTTAAATCTATTTAAACTGTAATATATGATCAAGCAAGAGGTAATAGACATCGTGACCAAAGAGATAACCCGATTCGAGGTCATAGATCATACTAGCAAGAAGAGAGGTCGCATAGTAGTGGAGTACAACGTCAATGTTGAATTGTCACTACAGGACGAGAACAAGACTTTAAAAGTATTCTTAACAAACAAAAAATAAAACAAAATAAAATGGCACAAGAATTAGACTACGTTATCGTAGAAGCAAACACGGTTGGAGAATTGGAAAAGAAGGTAAACGACAGATTGGCTTTCGAATACGTTATCACCGATACACCAATAGTAATTCACACAGACAATCAGGGCATCCGTTATTTTCAAACCATGGTAAAAGCATAACCTATGTTGGATCTAATAATCGACCTAATGACCTGCATAAACGCGTTGGGAAAAAACAGCGCACCGCAGGAGAAAAAACGCAGACTAAAGGACGCTATCGAGAGCGCGCAAGCCATCGAAAACCGCCTGCAGCGAGAGCTCAAGCTTTTGGAAAATGCCAACCTGGAGCTCCGCTAAATTTTTAATTACCCTCAAAAATTAAATACAAATTTACATGAAGAAAGTTTTAAAGTACCTTACGCTAGCGCTAATCGTAGCAAACTATTTGTTGTGCCTGTTCAACCTGTTGCGCGGAGAGTTCACGCTTTCCCTAAACGAGTTCACCATCGGCACACTTTTCACCTACATCTATTTCTCAGAATCGTTTAACGACGACGAACCTTTTAAAAGCTAATCATGCATGAACCAACCAACCAGCAACGAAGATCAACTAATGATCGAAATGATTCTAGTGGAAGCGGACTCGTGGGGCCTGAGATGGGAAGTGGATCGGGACGCGAAGAGATATCTAGAGGACGGAACGGCCGACGACAGGGTGGAGGCCTACATCTGGGCCTACGAGGACTGGATCAAGTAGTAGAGAACAATCAAATCAATTATTGGAAGGTCTTAGACGAGATTAGGGAAGCCCTGGTCGAGATCAATCAAACTCTTAAGATGAAACTCTAATATGAAACGCATATCTGCAGAACAGTCTCGATTCTATGTGCCTTTGGATATCGAGAACGACAAGTACGCTTTACAAAAGGCCAAAGCATTTACCTGCACTCCGACCGAGGACGGCTGGGAGGACGTGACTTACTTTGGCGAGGCCATACTCGATCCAACTGGTAGCGTTAGAAAGCCGCAGTGGGTCTATGTACTGGTCAATAAGAGTTTACCTGGCGTTTGTAAAATTGGCATGACCACGAAGTCTGTGGACGAGAGGGTACGAGAAATAAACTCTGCTACTGGCGTGATTACTCCTTGGTTCTCGGTCTACAAACACAAGTGCGTTAACGCTCGATCCATAGAAAAGACGGTGCACGAGAAGCTAGAGAATTTCGGTAAACGCGTTAACAGAAAGCGAGAAGGATTCGAGTGTACTACCGAATTGGCAATCGCAACAATAAAAGAGGTCGCTGAGGCCTACGAA